CCGTGAGTGCATCGGCGAGGAACCGGATGCGTGAAGGTAATCTGCATAAGCCGCTTTTCAAATCTCGTGCTTTTCAGTTTCTTCAAGATCTATGATTTTGAGATTCTTCCGCAATATGCGCCATATCAAATTACGGCACCCGTATCGAAGTCCCCAAGGGCTTTTTTGAAGAGCATTTCGTATCTTTTGAGGAGGAAGGTTCATGGCAATGTATATCCACAGCTGGTGCTGCAACGCGCACTGGGAACTCGTGATCAACGGGGATAACAGCCTGGCTGTCGTCTGCGAAGAGTGCGGCGCGTTCGGCGCCATAATCCCGGGCCTGTATCGCAAGGACGGCACCCAGATGATCTTCCGCCATGACCAATGCCAGTGCGAGGTGTGTAAACATGAAACCTGAACCGGTCGAAGACCATCAGTGGCACTCGCTGAAGCTCCGGCTTAATAAAGAACCGAGATGGTTCTGCGAAACCTGCAATCGTGAGGTCGGGCCGCTGATCGTTGATTTCTATTATGAAGACCCGTGGGTCGAGTTGCGGCCCATGGCTCCACGGAGATAGGCTATGGCCATCAAAGTTAAAGACCTGAAAACCTTCCTCGAGCAGCTCGACCCGGATGACTATGTCGGGATCAGCAACATTATCGATTTGACGTCTGTAAATCGGTTTACGTCGGATCTCAGCATGTCTCAACCGAAGAGCTCGACGGGCTTGTCAACAAGGATTCATTGAATGGTGCCGTCAGAGGCATCTACATGAACCAGGCGACAGCTGTAAATCTTGCCGGGCCCCATACCCAAATCGATACTATTATAAATCATCTCGGGCATTTAGAAGGCCAGCGGCTAATCATCTCAATTGCAAATGCCGAAAGGAGGCAACGTGACACCCAAGCAGCGCGCAAAGAAGATTCATAAGATCATCAAACACCATTATGACCCGCGTGATCATGAGACATCGCTCGTCGACCTGGTCGCCGACGCGATGCATTTCGCGGTTCGAAACCAGATTTCCATGGACGACGTCAGGAGCCGGGCCATGGTGCACTATGAGGCGGAGGTGAACGGTGAATATTGATCTTTCCAAGATGACCTATAAGGAGGTCGAGTCCCTTTACCATCGTGTCATAACGGAGTTCAGGGCCAGGCGCCAGCTTGAGGACTCCAGGGCGATGATGGCTTTTTCCAATGGCGACAAGGTCGAGTTCGATGGCCGGCGTGGTCGGCTGATCACCGGCACCGTCGAGCGCGTCAACCAGAAGACCGTTTCGGTCACAAACTGCTCCGACGGACGATCGTGGCGCGTCCCGGGGAGCCTGCTGAGGAAGATATGAACCCGGAGGCCTTGAAGAAGCTCGAGCTCGCCCATCAGTATCTCAGGAAAGCGGCTGATATGTGCGCAGGCCTTGAGGGGGCTCCAGAGGCCACACAAGCCATCGTGGCGGCAATCCAGGGTCATCCATGGTTCAACGGCGAGAACGTGCCGTCCTGCGCCCGCCAGTGGGTAAAGGACGCGATCTATAACGCCTTTGCCAGGTACACCCCGGAGGCGAACTGTGGCGCCCAGCTCCTCGAGGTCCAAAAGCAGCTCAAGGCGTGCTATTTCCCGAGCGGGATGCTCAACGTATTGAGCGCTGTTTCGAGTGGCGAAAAGTACCACGAGGAGGTACGAAATTTGGCCAAAAAGCTCTATGACAAATATTTGGCCAAAATCGGTCCGTGAGTCGTAATGTATGGCAAAACAAAAAAAGGTACCCTAACGGAGTGAGGTGGAGGTACCCTGATGAAACAATGCTTCACTTTTACTCAAGACAACTTTTTTACAAAAAAAAATAATAAAAACAGGTATTTTAGGATCAATCCCTTAAAAACTCATCAATTACTCAAAAATACTCAGTTAAGGGCTTAGGCCAGCCTTTGACCCGACTGTGGAATGGGTTAAATTTTTAGATTTTCCCATAAGGGGTTGATTCGCCTGTGGAAACGCGTGAAAGTGTGGGATTTCTGCACACCACAAGATATAGTATGCCAAAATGGACTACACCATATGTTGTGCTTTTTTTCCTTACCGGCGGTCGGTGTAGTTTGAGGCATTGGCGATAACGATTATCCGTTAGAGCTATAAGTGCTTGAATAGATTGGTTCGAGGCTGTTTTGACACTTTTTCGGTTTCTGAATGATATTTGGCGTTTCTCGAAATATGAGACACTTTTGGGTAGTTTAGGTAATACTTTTTGAGGCGCTGAGTCAAAGTGAGTCGTTCTGAGTCGTTTCTGAGTTTTTTCGTTTCCGAGAAAATACCCTGTTTTGATGGGGTTGTAAGTAGCTGATTTTATTAGAACCGGATTTTGTGGTTTTTTTCGCCAAATGTTGGTGAAATTCACCGCAGCCCGAGCATCGACCCGCCCCTGGGGACCCCTGCTTTTTGCGGCGATTTCCAAGCTCATCGAACAGAGTTCAAAGACCATTGTAAAAAGTATTTTGAATCCTGCCTAAAGCCCTCGATGCGACCAAAAACCACTTTTTAGGTCTTTTTTTGACCCATTTCATATCGTTTTAGGAGGATTTCATGTTCTGTGAGTGGAAAACACCAATCGATGCCGGGGATTTTATCGTGATCGTTCTCGATAGATGCATGATCGAGGACAAAGACGTCGAAATGCAGGCCGTCTACGCCAGCAAAACAGGCAAAAAAGTCTTCGCGGTCATCGAAAAAGGTGGCCAGCCGGCGGCCTACATGCACGATCTCAAAGGCTTCATGTGGGAGCCGTTCGATCCGGACAGCGCGATGTCGTTCAAGAAGGCCGTGGCCAAGCTGATTTCCAGGCACAAAGAGGCGATGGAGTTCGAGGCCGGGCCGAAATTCATCTGTTATTTGACGCCCGCCGTGGCGCCGCTGGTCTTCCGGCAAATCTCACCGCGGGGAAGAAACAAGCAGGAGGGGGCCGCAAGCTCGACGGGGGCTGGGTGATTCCACGATGCATGGCGGGGCTTACTACTATGACGCTTTCGGTACCCCGCCATTGCCATTCGATCTGCGAAGCTCCGATTAAAAAGTAATCAGTATGTATTTTCCGAACCTGAACCCTTATTCGCGGTGCGACAGCGATGCTGCGACACTGCGATTAAAAAGTGTTCAGGATGTATTTTTGTGAATCTGGTTCTTTGTGTGGGCCGGTCATCAGAAGGGAGGTGATGCGAGCTGACGGCAGCGCAGAGAACGAACTCCGGGTGGGCCGGAGCAATGACAACAGGCATTACGAAACGGGAGGATACGATGAAGAAAGAGATTGAGAGTGTCAATCGGTTCAAGCTGGTAGGCAATTTGGACGAGGTGAAAGGCGACAAGGCGATCATCACGACCGTCGTCCCGGGTGTCACGGGTCGGGCTTACACGAACACGTTCCCGATCGAGGTGAGCACCGAGCAGGCCGAAATGCTGGCCCCGCTCCAGGGAACCACGGTCGGCGTGATCGGTCACGTCGAGAAGACGCTGGAGTCGCAGACCGCCTGGCTGAAGGCGCTGGAAGTGAAGGCGCTGCCGAACGCGGCGCACTCGAACCGGGCGGAATTCACCGGACCCGTCTACGGCGCCGACATCATGGGCCGCACGGACGGAAAACGGCAGATGGCGAACATCACCTTCGTCATCGGCAGCCGGGTCGTGAACGCCGTGTCCTGGCGGGGAGCGGTCACAGAGCTCCGCCACAAGAACGTGCGCCGCGACTCGATCGTAACGCTCAAAGGCCGGGTTCGCCTGCGCGAGTACGAGCAGAACGGTGAGCTGTATGAGACGATTGAGCTCACCTGCGACCAATCGGCCGACGTGAAGGTGCATTACGTGCCGGACGACGCGGACGACTTCACCTTCGACGCAGCCGAGAAGCCCGCAGGAACGGCGCCAACAGCTCCGATTCCAGCCGGCAGAAACCCGAGCCGCCGCAGCAAAGCGCGCGCGGTCTAACCCATGCCCGGCCGGCGGGGACTTCGATGAGGTAGTACGCCCCGCCGGCCGGCCACACATCCGACATGAAAGGACATTCGAGACATATGAAAACGAGCGTCGTTTGCGCAATTGGAGTTCTGGCCATTCTCGGTTTTCTGTTCTGTTCCACCCCCGCCCTCGCCGCCGAGGAGCTGACGGTGAAGGCCGACGGCGTAGAGTTCAAGCTCGACAAGAACGGCAAGGAGTACGGGATCATCCGGTTTTCGATGGAGCGGAATACCGGCAAGTTGAAATATACCGACAGCGTGATCGCGGTCGTGCCGAGCTGGCAGGCCGATGCGCTGAAGGTGCTGAAGAGCGTGAAGCCCGGCCAGCAGATCACGATGGCCGGCAACTGGAACACGTTCAACGGCAGTGATAGTTTTAAAGTGAAAGCGGTCGGCATCGACAAGCCGGCCTCAGCGAAAACGAACTAACCGTCAAGCGACACAGCCGGAAGCCGGGGGTGCGAGAGCACCTCCGGCTTTTTGCGTTCCAGGGCAAATCCCAACACAGGAGGTGTCGCATGATTGGACTCGTGTACCTGGCAAAGGCGCTGACGTTTATCTCGGCAATGATCTTAATCGGGATCCCGATCGCCGTCGCCTGGGCCTCGCTCAGGGGATCTGTCATCGTCCCGGCAATCACCTGGATGACGATGTTGCTGACGGGGATCCTGTGGACAGGAGGTGCCCTATGATGCGCTGGCTCGCGATCATAAGTGCGTCGATCTTCATGGCGGCGGTCTTCAGCCTGGTCGACTTCGCCTGGCCGCAGAACGTGCGCTACGAGACATCGCCGTGTCCGGAGATCTTCGAGGTCGTCAACCACGAGCAAGACCGTGACGGCAACGAAGTCTGGCAGATCCTCGTGACCCCGTACATGCAGGAGAACGGCACCGATTCGATGTGCCTCTACTTCGCCCGCTGTGTGGGGAAACTCATCCGGTCTGCCGACGGCATGGGCGCTGTGCAGATCGTCAACCCGGAGAACGAGTGGGTGCCGTCGGCCTGGCGCTGGATCGAATCAAGCCGGCTCGCCCTGCTCGAAGACGATGAAGATGCGATCGAGTACGTCTTTGGTTACTACGAACATTTCGAAGATTAGCCCCCTGTCCTTCAGTGCTGCAGCGTCGCATCCGGATGGGGGCATCCTGTACCGTCGGCATAGCCGGGCTCGCGAAAGCGGGCGCCGGCTATCCGTATTTAATGCGAGCCATTGAATGCGACAATGCGTAGGGTACGAGGCATTATTACACACACACTCTTCCCATTATATCAGGGGGGTCAAAGCTGGCGTCAAGAAAAATAGTTCTCAAATAAAAGAATTAGAACGATTTTTCTTGACCCCAGCACCCCCCTGATTTGTCCCCCCAAAAAAATGTGTGTTGCGGTGGTTGCGATGGGCGCGGCCAACGTGACATGCGAAGCATCCGAGGAGGACGATATGCGAAAGTTGTCTGGTGATTATCTGGTTTGGGCGCAGGAGATCGCGGCAATTGCCAAGGGCGAGTTTTCGGTGAACGAAGCTCCGAGACTCGCCGACCTGACCAAGCGAGGCGAGGACTTCCACTCGCCGATCTGGGAGTTCACCGACAATCGGGTCTACGAAGAGGCGATAGAGGAGACGCCGATATGGGAATTCGGCAAGCGGCACTTCGCCAAGGAGCTTGTCCGAAAAGAGTCGATGCAACCGCTCAACGTCGATGTGCCCGACGACAAATATCTGTACGAGATGGGTTGTGGGCTGAGGCGCAATGAAAGCCTCGATCATCGGGCCATGGACGATCGTGACTTTCGGGAGCGCTGCATCGTGGTGAACGGCAGGCTGTATGCCCTCTACGAAAAACGAAAGGTTGACCTGCAACCAAGGTCGGATCTGCGGCAGGAGGTCGTTGCGGGCATGCTGCCGGACGCCAACTACGAAGACGTCGATCGGTTCGTGCGCTTCTGCCGGTCGATGCGCTTCTCGCGAAAGACGGTGCTTGCGCTGATTCACGGCTACGTCCGACCCGATGAAGACGGCACGATCGCCAGGTCATCCGGACTGAAGGCCCTCGATGCCGCCGAGTTCGCGGAGATTGTTGATGAGCTCGAGGCGCAGCAGGCCGAGCTTGCCGAGTACGACATCCCAGAGCCGGAGACGAACATGCCGCGGACGCTCAATGACGAGCGTGCGTATTGGCACGATGTCGCACTGCGGCTCTACGACCAGGGCAAGTTCGGCGACGGGTTCCCGGGACTGCTCGCCCAGATCCGCTTCATCGAGACGAACGCGCGGCGGGACTTCGATGAGGGCTACTACGAAGATCCCGCAAGGACGCCCGATTCGTTCACGATTTACACGACCGAAGAGGGCGTCGAGGACACGGTTCTCGATCCGATGAACGAGGAGGAGGAGCTGCTCGAATGGGATCCCGAGATGGAGAAGGTCGCGATGGCGATCGACTCGAACGCGTTCGGGGCGCACCCGCTCTACGATGAGACGAGCTGCCTCTCCGATGAGTTCATCAACGAGATCAAGGCCGCCGACTGGAAGAGCTTGTCCGAGGTCAAGTCGTTCCTGATGAGCGGCGAGAGCTGGTACCTGACGAGCGACCAACGCAAGATCGCATGGTCGTTCGTGAAGGGCCGGGAGAACGGGCTGATCGCGGAGTCGATGAAGCGGCCGATCGCACACTTGGTCGGGTCGTACATCACGAAGACCGACGACGCGAAGCGGGCATGTGCGCTGCTGTTCGCATGGAAGAACGGCGAGCGGTTCGACACCGAGGACACGGTCTTCAAGTTCGACGAGGAACGCTCGCTTGAGGAAGACCTGGTTGCGGCCTGGACGATCTTCCGCCGGGAGCACCGCGACCATCAGCGTCAGCGCAGAATCGAGAAGGCGAAGGCGAACTTCCGGTTCTTCGCCTACCGCGACAGGAAGCCGGGCGAGCGAGGCGCACGCCGGGTTGCGGTGCAGCGCGCGACGCCGCTTGAGCTCGAGGCGGCGTGATTCGAAAATGCGGGCCGGTCGCTCATGCGGAAGGGGCGACCGGCTCGGGGATGGATTCTCCGATCTGCGAACCACGGGGAGGGGAGCAAGCCAGGGAGGGGATTCTCATCGTTGCGATTGGGGCCCAGGGCTCTCACGGCGAAACCTTACGGTTTCCCTCTTCCCTTATGGGCGCCTTCGGCGGGAAGGCTGCCGCCTTCCCCGGCTACCGCCGGCCCCCCACGCTTCGGGCCTAACGGCCCGGCTGTATTATGGCGCGCCTCGCTTCGCTCCGCGCTAAGGCCTGGCGGCCTTAGCCCTGCGGGCGCCACGCACGGCCCTTCGGGCCGGCTTTCGGCGGCCTGCGGCCGCCGGCAGTTCGCCGCCGCTTCGCTCTGGCCAAGCTGCGTTGTCTGGGCTAAGGCAGTCTAAAGCGAAACGGCCAGACCGAGCCGGTCGGCGAAAGCCGGCCGGCTTCTTCTGGGCCAATCCTGCTTCGCCTGTTGTCGGATTGGCCCGCCAGAAGCCGTCCGTCTTTCTGTTGTGCCGACCGGCTCGGTCTGGCCGTTTCGCTTTAGACTGCCTTAGCCCGCGCCCGGCGGGAAGGCCGAGCGGCGTTAACTGCGGGACTAATGCGGCCATGATCGCCAATCACGCGCAGTTGGAACACACTATCAATCCGCGCCTTAAACTTGCGCTCCGGTGTGCCGTCTGGCCGATTGTAAATGTAGCTCGAAAGTCTTGGACGCAGCACGGACACCCACTGCCCCGGCTTGGGCGGTTGATAGTCCACCGCCGCGCCGCCGTTGTCAGGATCGAACAGCGGCCACTCAGGCGAAAAGCCCGAAGGATCGCTAATTTCCAGATCAAACCGATGGCCGAGCTTGGTTGTCGCGTTCAAAGCGACAAACACCCTACCGTCCTTTTCACAGCGGCGATACCCGCCGCCATCTTTGTCGGCCCCTTTGACCTGGAGCGCCAGTTCCACTTCAAACTGCACCGACTTAGCACCAACCACCAGCCCCGCCAGAATCGTGTAAATGTCCATGTTGCCCTTCCTTCCTGCGCCTTGCGCGCTTTGTGAGATTCGCTGGAGAACCTCCAGCGTTAAGATCATTCTCTCACAGGATGGGGTAAATGTCAAGCACTATTTCTGGCGTTTTGGGGCGGCCGGCTGGCTCGCCTTCGGCTCGCCACCGGCAAAGAACTTGTGGTACCGGCCTTCGGCCGGTAGGACGGGACGGCTTCGAGGCTTTTTCTCTGGTACAAGGTATGTTATCTCTTTTTACATACAGCCAGGGCCCTCACCCCTCCCCGAAAATTTACCATTGCAAAAGGTCCACTTAAAATTTATAATTATTTAACTTTACGAGAGGATAAGATTATGAACCTAAAGCTCCCAGTCGTCGCCAAAATGCTCGGCATCCCGCTCCAGACATTCTACTCGCTGGTCAAGTCGGGCACAGTCACCCATTACCAGGAGCTCGGCCGCCGCCGGGACCGCTATGCCTTCAGCGTCGACGACGTCGCAGCCTTCCTGCTGTCGCGCACGCTGGTCGAGGAGTTCGGCTTCGGCCGTCAGATCGCCGCCGATGCCACCGACGAGATTGTGGCGAACGGCAAGTTCGAAAAAGACGGCGTCATGATCAAGGCCAACATGGCCCAATTCAAAAAACAGGCTCAAAAATTTTTTGCGGAAGCGAGGGACCCCAACGATGAATGAAGAACAAGTCGTGCTCTACGACGGCATGAACCCGATCGGTACGATAAAATTTGTTGACAACCTCCGCACCAAAGGGCTACTGCTCTATAGCAGCGTGGTCGGCCTGTGGCAGATCGAAAACGGCGATTTTTACATCTGCGAAGAAGATGCCGCCGGCAGGAAACGGGCCAAACTCATCTCAGAGCCTGAAGCCAGATACCACGCCGTCAAAAACATCGAAGTCTTCAACAGGTTCTTCGGAGAGCTGCCGCAACTGAAATGTGCGTAGGCTCTCTCCTCCCGGGCCCGGCCTGCAGCCCACCTGCAGCCGGGCCTTTTTTTTCTTGACATCCGCTTAAAAATCTCACAGATAGTAATAAACAGGAGACGACCATGCTCGATCCGGAAGCACTGCTGCGCCATCTGAACTGCGACGTCGAGATAAATTCATACGACGACGGCTGCGTCACCCTCGAATGCAACACCTGCGGGGCCATCATCCTGTCGACCAAATCAGACCCGATTGAAAAAGAAGAGGAAACACCCGAATTCGACGGCTCAAACGGCGACGACAGCGAAATTGTCAACGCCGTCTTTTCAGAAGAGGCCAAGCAGACGAATTCGATCAAGCTCGCCGAAGGAGCGTAAAAGACAAAATTATGTAATTAATTGAGTTAATTATAATTCTCATGGGAGGAGAAAAATGCCTGACGCAACAGCCATCACCACGAAGTACCCGGAAGTGAAACCCTCGGATTTGATCGAGCTGGGGATCGCCCTCGCCAAATCACGCCAACCGCTGCTCGTCATCGGTCGGCCGGGGATCGGCAAGACCGACATCATCAAGAAGATCGGCTCGACCATCGACTACGATGTCAGAATCTCGCACCCAGTGGTCGACGACCCGGTCGACTACAAGGGCATGCCGTTCACCTGGGCCGACAAGATAGCCAAGCGCCAGAAAGCCGGCTTCCTGCCGTTCGGCGACCTGGAGTTCCTGATCGAGGCGAAGAAGCCGACGATCCACTTTGCCGACGACCTGGGCCAGGCGGCCAAGCTGACGCAGGCAGCCTACATGCAGCTCATGCTGACCCGCGCAGTCAACGGCCACAAAATCTCGGATTTCATCGTCTTTTTCAGCGCCTCGAACCGTAAAGAAGACAAGGCCGGCGTCGGCGGCATGCTCGAGCCCCTGAAAGACCGCTTCGCCACGATCGTCGAGCTCGTCCCGGATGTGGACGACTGGGTCGGCTGGGCGATTCAGGCCGACATGCCCTTCGAGCTGATCAGCTATGTTCGCTACAGGCCAGAGATTCTCGCCGATTTCAAACCGACGTCCGATTTCACGAGAACGGCGACCCCGCGGGCCCTCGAGGGGGTCGGCAAAATGATGAAAGCCGGCATCCCGAGCCACCTGCAGCGTCGGGCCTTCAGCGGCGCCATCGGCAAGGAGCGTGCGAGCGAATTTGTTGGATTCCTGGGGATCTACAAAGACCTGCCGGACCCGATGGACGTCATTCTGAACCCGAAGACGGCCCCGCTGCCCAAGGACGCCGCGGCGACATACGCCCTGTGCGGTGCGCTGTCGGCGAGAGCGACCGACCAGACGATCGAGGCCATCATCGAGTACAGCAACCGCCTCAAGGACGAGTTCAGCGTCCTGCTGGTGCGCGACTCGATCATGCGCGACCGCGACGGGCTGTGCAAAAACAAGAACTTCATCACCTGGGTCCACAAGCATCAGGACGTTTTGATCTAATCGACGCAGTCGATTAGATCATTTTCGAAAAAAGGCACCCAAAATGTTCCTCGCCGAAGCAACCAACTTCAAAGACATCGAGCTCAAGGACCAACCAGACTGGCTGGCCGATCACACAGTCCCATGCCCGAAATGCAAAGGCCACGGATACTGGAATCTCACGCTCGACGCCTACGGACCAGGCAAGCACTTCCAGTCCCTCTGTGGCTAGTGCAACGGGCATGGCTGGGTAAACAGCCCGGAAGACGCCAGATGCGTGCACGATCTGAAGGAGATCACGCCGGATCGCGTCCTGGAGCTCGGCTTCCGACACATGGGAATGTTCGATCATTGGTTTGAATGCCAAAAATGCGGAGCCACAAAGGCCTACGACTCGTCGGGATAAAAAATGAGCGACCGATCATACTGCCAAATGCACATAAGGCCAGCTGATTTGCCGCTGTTCCAAAAAGTGGCGAATGGGAATCTCGAGCCTGAAAAATATTCAACAAAAATTCCAGATATTATTACTTTTGAAGATGCGTCCGGAGGCGCCGAGAACGAAGAGTTTGATGACTTCGTGAATGAAAGGCTCACCTTTCTTGTTTATGACAGCGGCTGTCCGGGAGTTTGGATGCCATGTATCCGCGCATCGTGGTTCGGGGATGACCTGACGAGAATAACAACCGACTTCGACGAATTTTTCGTAACCGTCGACAAAGACGGGAACCCAAACCAAAAAGAAATTGAAGATTTAAAGATTTTTCTTAAAATTTACAACAAAGTCATGTCTTACATTTCCAACGATTTTTATTCAGACAAAAAACTCAAAGCTGAAATCGCCAAACAGGTCATCCTGGGAAATGCGCGCGCATGATCCAATTCAACCAATGGAACAAGACCACAATCCAGGTCGGTCTTGAAGGAGCGGTTTTCATATTCGTCCATCGCCTGCCCTTTGCAATACGCGCCAAGGAAGACAAAACGACATTCATCAACGCGGCCATGTGCCAGATGGGGTCCGACGCGCTCGAATGCTACGAAAAGCTCCAGATGATGAACTGGAAAACGGAAAAGCTTCTGCCAGATCAGTTCCGCGAAAAGGCAAAAGAGGCCTACGCCGGAGCGATTCTCGACGGCGCGCGGCGGATCGGAATGGAATGCATCAACTTGAAGGAGAAGGAAAATGACAATCTCGACAAAGGCCGTTCTGGTCACGTTACAAATCGAAATGCTCGGAACCGAAGAGCGCGATCGAAAACTGTCGGCTGACGTCAACCTGAACTATCTCACCGTCAACGCCGGCTTCTACCACAAATGCAAAATTGACAAGCGGCACCTGCGCCCGGTGCGCGCGGCCGCCCACGTGGCAAGGATCTATCATCGCAAAAACACCGTGCCGTGGGATGGCTACGCGCGGCTTCTTGTGGCGAGCAAGGCGCTCGAATACGCCAACAAGATGTCCGAATTCAAGATCGGCTTTGAGAACGCCGTCAACGACCTGAAGCTTGCCTGGCCGTCGATCGTCCAGGCCGAGCAGGTACGGCTTGGCGGCAATCTGTTCAATCCGGCTGATTATCCGAATCAGGCCGAGCTCGATAAATATTTTTCATTCGGCCACCAGATTGAGCCGGTGCCGGACAAGAGCCACCTCGTGCTGGACATCGAAAATGAGGTCCTGGAGGAGATCAAGAACAAGCTCGACCAGGAAAACAAAAACCGTATCGAGGACGCCAAGAAGGAGATGTACGTGAAGCTCCTCGAGCCGGTCAGCCGCATGGCCAACATCTGCACGAACGACAAGAAAGTCTACGACACCATGATCAAGGACGTCGTGGAGGTGACATCGCTTCTGACCGAGCTCTCGAACGCGTCAATCGGCGACAAGGAGCTGCTCAAAAAGCTCGAAGACGTCAAAGTGAAACTCGTCGGCTACACCCCTGGCCAAATCCGGAATGACAAAAAGCTCAAAAAGCAGCTCGGGGCCCATGCAAGCGTGATTGCCAATGAAATCCAAAATAAGCTCGGGATGGCGCCACAGCCAAACTGAAAAAGTGGAGCTTGTAACAATAAATGCGGTATCGAGGCAGTCTTCCCATTGGATAACTCAAGATCAATTCATCAACAGGCCGCTGTTTTTAAGCTACATCCATGGGGACATTCTGCGCGTTAAAGACCCGCTGGCGCTCTATTGCCCGGGAAAATGGTTCGCCGTGATCGTAAGAAGCTATGAAAACCATAACATATCTTAAAGAAGAAATTCATGAAACAGGTGGGATAATTCAAATACTCAAAATGTCCACCGGGTCGGTTTGGCATCATAGAAAAAACGAAATAGAGGGGATCATCGTCCAATTAAAAGGCATAAACAGGTCTTTATATTTTGCAGCATACATCATTGGATATAAAGACATCTTAAATTTAATTCCATCGGAAATAAAACAAAGCAAAACGCTTACAATAGAGTCTTACATGACAATCCCCGAAGGGAGAATCTACAATGCCGCAACTACCCCCCGACAGAATGGTCAGTAAAGCACTGATCAAACTGACAACCAATGACCCGTTTTTCGGCTGCATCGCCATGCGGTTGAACGTCGAGCCGGTAGACGAGCACTTCATGAAGATCTTCAAGAGCACCCGCGGCTTTGATTTCACCATGGCGACCGACGGCAAGAGCCTGAAATACAGCCCCGATTGGGTCGCTCAGCAGCAGTTAAACGACCTGGTCGGCGTCCTGGCGCACGAGGCGGCCCATGTCGCGCTTAAACACAATGTCCGGCGCGGCGCCCGCGACATCAATAAATGGAACATCGCCTGCGATCTTGCGATAAACGGCCACCTGGTCGAATCGGGCTATTCGTTGCCGGGCTACGATGACGACGCAAAAAAGCAGTCGCTGCAGCAGTACACCAGCATGTCGGCAGAAAAGATCTACGCGACCATTCCGGACGGGCCTCCAGGCGGGCAGAACCCGCCGCCGCAAGGCCAGAACCCGCCGCCGCCAGGAGGGGACGGGGGAGGATCTGCCCCTGAACCTGACGAAAATCAAAATCAACAGAAACAAGATCCTTGGCAAAATGCACCGCAGCCGCCAGGCGGGATTCTCGACCACCCGGAACTCAACCCGAAAAACCCAAACAGCCAAAAGGAGATCGAGGAGCAGCAGGACGGCGAGATCGAGGCTGCCTACAATGCGGCGAAGATGGCCGGCAACACCCCCGGCTGGGTCGACCGACTCATCAAGGGCCGGCGCAAGGTCATCACCGACTATCGCGAGCTTCTGCGCGACTGGATGGAGAAGTCGATCTTCAAGGGTGACTATTCCTGGTCGGTGCCGAACCGGCGCTACATTCCGCACGGGTTCTGTTTGCCAGGGTTTGCGCCGGAGCTCGACGAGCCGAACATCATCTTTGTGATGGACACATCCGGCTCGATCGGAGACGAAGAGGAGGAAGAGTTCGCAAGCCACATCAACTCGGTGCTCGAGGAATTCCCGTCGAGCTATACCATTATTTTCACGGACACACGCGTCCGCGGCCGGCAGGAGATTTCCCACGACGATCTGCCGATCGAGCTGCAGACAAAAGGCGGCGGCGGTACGAACTTCAGCGACGTCATGCGGGTCATCAAAGAGGAATACGTCAAAAGCGACAGGCCGCCGCAGGGGGTTCTCTTCTTTACCGACATGGAAACGGGCTCCTTCGGCGACGACCCTGGCATCCCGGTACTGTGGCTTGTGCATTCAGTCTATGGCGACAACACACCGGAGGCACCGTTCGGCAAGGTTGTCGTCTGCAAATCCCAAAAACAGCTCGAGGAAGAAAATGATAGCGTTTGACATAGACGGATGTTTCTTGGATGTCATGCCCCGCATGCGGCAGGAGCTTTCATTGCGCAGCTATAAAGTCATCAGCGGGGAAAACGATTACTGGGTCAAAACGGCCCCGTCGATCGAGGACCATGAATGGACGAATCTGTGGGAGCATGTGTTCCTCGATTTCAAAAGCACCAAGCCCTACGACGGGGCCGTTGACTTCATGATGGAGCTCTACGGCAAAACCCAAAAGCCGATCTATTTCATCACCTCGCGAAACGCCCGGCACGCCACATCGACATACCGGGCCATCCGGCATTATTTGAAAGTCCCCTTCACGGTTGCCTTCGCGAACAGGCCGTTTCGCAAGGTCGATTACATGCAGAATTGCAGATGGATCGTCGAGGACAACCCGGAAGAAATCATGATGCTGAATGCAAACGGTTATCAGGTCATCATGCCAGAGCGCCCGTGGAACAAGAAGATTCAGGAACTGAACAACAACCCGATGTCGACCATACGGATTCCGACGTTTGAAATCGGCCAACTTTCAAGACACATCATCATGTTTACCGAGGCCAACAAATGATTGAGCTTATCGCCAAATTGATTTTCGAGACGCTTCCGCCAAAAGGCGACCCGCAGCGGAAACTTGCAAAGACAGTAGCGGAGATAGCATGGCAAACGGGAAATTCCTCTTCAAATATTTCTGCAAAGGCATCAGTGAAGAACAGCTGAAGCGGCAGACAGAGATCGAAAGCCTGGCCTGCATGAGTCTTGATATGTTCAGGACCATGCTGAACAACATCGAGCTGATTGAGCGGCTCGTTAAATTGCTGGACCAGGAGAGCTACAGCGATTTCTTCGAAGCCCACCCGGTCAAAAAATGGCTGCTTGAGCGCGCGGTCTATGAGCTGTCGCTTTATAAAATGAAGATTACTGAGCCACCCATTGTAGAACGACGATGAAGGACTTCGATTTCAAGAAAAACGATTACGAAGAGAAAACGGCGTCTGCCTACACGTCAATTTCATTTAACACATATTTAGACAGCACAATTAGATGGATACCCGCTACCGTCAAATCAAAAACAGAGGCCATAGAATTGTTGAACAAAGAAACAATACCAATCATATTGCGGCAAATCGAAAATGTAGAAGTAATGAAACTGATCTGCGAGCTGTTTCAGGAAAAAGATGAAGCCATAAAGAAATTGGCAAAGTCGAGGCCGATCGTCTACAAACTAATCAAAATGGCCAAATCCCAATTTTTAACAGAAATTTTAATGAGAGATATAAAAATTGAAAATAAAAATTAAATCGGGCCCACACAAAGGCAAAACCGTAACTCTCATCAGGCGAGGAGTGTCCGGCTGGTTTGTGGAGGGCCCGATCGAATATGTCTTCAACGATGAATTAGATTTGAAGTTATGTGATTTACAACCCCACGATCCTTCTGCCACAAAAAACCCTCGGCGGCGCGCACGGCGTCGATGAAACCGAACTTATAGTGCCACGCGTCGATGGCAGACAAGGCCGGAATACGTCGGATCAGCACACCTGCCACTGTCTGGACTGGGAAATACTTTTCCTCGTCTTTCTTGTGGATATGCCCGATGTGCCATTCCTTGAACCGGGCCTTCGCCATCAATCCCGGCCACTCAACCATCATCAGATTTGGCAGCTTTGCGATCTTCTCGTTTGCGCCATGGGCGAACGCCAGAAGCGAGTCGCCATAAATGATTGCCTTCCTATGCGCAGGCGAGATGTCGACCGAAAGATGCTTCTCGCCGCGGCCCTCGTAATAGGCCTTGATGACCCGCATCAGAAAGTAGCTCGTTTCAGGATCATGATTTCCCGGCACCCAGATCAACTCGGTCGGCGCCACTTGGAGGCACATGTCGACCGCCTTGAAAACTGCCATCAAACCGGCCTCGAAGATTTTCGGCATCCGGGTGTCCATGTCGAGCTGGTGTTTTCCCTGCGGGGTGAAGCCTTCGGGGTTGTTAATATGAAAGAAGTCCTGGCCGATCGGAAACACGATTTTCTCGATGTTCTGGTTCGTCGCCCTCGAAATAATGTCCTCGCAGGCATCGACGTAAACCCTCTCGGCGATCTCGGTATCGTAGTCTTCCTGGCGTGTTTCCTTCGCCCAGGCAAGCTTTCCGAAGTGGGCATCGTAGAGAGCGATCTCGAGCATGCAAGCGTCAAGCGAGGTTTTGTATTTTCGGGGGCTGCTTTTAATCGGATTCTCAATAAGGCGGGTGACAAGCTGGTTTAATGCGGCATCGATGGGTTTTACAATTCGCGGGACAAGATCGATTCGGACTTGATAGTTTGTTCTTTGAACGATTCTTTCGGGACCGTCTTTTGTGTCCCTTATTTTCATACTAACTTGCCATGAATTGACCCTGCTTTGCTTGACCTGCCAGACATCCAGATCGACATTGGCCGCTGCAAGCGCTTCGTCGACCGTGCTGATCGTCAAGGATTCGACGACCAGCTGGAACTTGTCGTCTTCGATGATTCTCTTGATCGTTTCGCTTTCTTCCCTGAATGACTCCGTTTCGCCCGACAAGCCATTCTTCAGAACAGACATGACGCGGTAGGACTCGCGGACGTCGAGCCCTACCGCTGAGGCAGCCTTGAGAACGCTCGGCCACGTACCGTGTTTTTCCCGGTGTTCCTTGGCTAATTGGATTAGCCGCTCTTTCTTGGTCATTCATGTTGTCCCTTCCGCCCCGTCTTGAAAATCGTTACTTTGCGCTTGTGTCCTTGACGGCATTGGCGCCAGTCTTGAACTTTGGTTGATCGCCGCCGACAGGCTTCGGGAGACTCATCTCCTCATCACCGTCCGGGGTATGGATTGAAATCTCGCTACGGATCTGCGCCAAATCCTGCGGGGAGCAATCCGGTGTGACCGTCTTGACGATCTTGTCCTGAACGATCTCGCGGAAGCGCTTGCTCTTGACCGAATCCATGGCGGTAACGGCGTTGTCGAGTGCAACCGCAAGGTCATCGATCGAAAACTCGGTCGTCCGGCTGATGTGGACGTCTTTGATGATTTTTTCCTGGCCGGCCCACTTGAGCCACAGCCGCAGACACTGATATTCGGCCTCGTTGATATTTTTCGTCTTGGCCTGGAGCATTGAATTAAGCTGCGAAAAGGCGTAGCGCAGCGACAGGCCCGAATGCACGCCGCCCTGGTCGGAACGCCGCTGACCGCGGATCCCGTTGATATGGGCGAGCTCCTCGATTTCCTCGGTCTTCCGGTCGATCCACTTCAAAATCGCCTCGACAGGCTCAAGCACTTCGGTCGGCATCCAGTCGGGTTTGGCAGCCTCGCCCAGGCTCGGATCGTATTCTTCGACGGCCGTCACGCTAACAGGAACCTCGTCTGTCCCGTCACGGAACTCCCCCTCGCGTTCCATCGGCCGGCGCATAATCGGAAACCCGGCAAATTTAATGATCTCCTCGCCGCTTGAAAGATTCTGGATAATCGAAACTACAATATGGGCGATGTCATTGATGTCGGAGATGCCGATCACGGGGAACATCAGGTTACGGATATTCTGCATCCAGACAAACGGTATCTCGCCAAGCGCATTCTGGCCGCTTGCGATCATTCGCGGCCGCTGGCTCTTTTTTTCGATCCCCCAGCGTTCCCAGCTTCCCGGCGTCCAGATCGTATAGGTATCGTCAGGCTCTTTCAGCTTGAGATAGGACAAAACCATCCGGTGGCTTTTCGGGTCACGCACGAATTCCCAGTCGTAGATGTTCGGCAAAAGATAAAGCGAGTAATACGGGTAGATGCCGGCCTCGATGTCATCGGCAAGTGTCTGGCCAACCGACGACGGCTTGTTCACAAGGATACCGATTGAGCCGAAGGCGGAGGCGAACTTTGCCGCCTCGTTGATCAGGTTGTTGTAGTCCGTTCCCTGCAGATCGGCGTCACGGTAAAACATCGACCATGGTTCGAACTTGACCAGAGGGCCGAGGTCGCGTGTGGGTTCTTTCTGGTTCAGAAAAAAATTAAACAGATCGATGATGGTCCGGCCGTCGTTGAAGGCATATCCGTCCCGAAGCCGCGCCAGGAAATTATCATCTGATTCTCTCGGGTTCTGTTTCAGGGCATACTTGATCAGGTCGCTCCCGCCACGATAGATCACGTCGTAGAGCGCCCAATCGTCTGAATATTCGAGATACAAGTCGTGCTTGTGCTCGAGATTGTTTCTGGTCAACGTCTGTTTTTTAGTTGCCATTTTATTTTTTCCTCTTCTTCGCCAACCTGCGAAGCGTCTTTCTTGCAGCTCACCGCTTGCGCGCAATCGACGAAAGCTTTGATTTCGGTTGAGAGCAGAACTTGGCCACACTCATGCCGGAACGTTTGGCCTGAGAGGTCAAGGCGCCTTTTTTAAGTTTTCCGATCCATCCGTTTTTGGCCATCCCCAAAAGCTCCTTTTGATAATCCTGGCTAAGTGCCCGCGCCGCACAATGCGCTTTGCGACGTTGTGGTCGTCTGTGTCCATGGGATGCAAAAACACCCGCTCAAAAGATGCGATATGCTGTGCATGCATTGTGTCTTCGTCGTTCTTGTCGCCATAAAAAATGTGATATTGTGTTTTTCCGGATAAATTCTTTTTTAAAGCCCTTCTGCAATCGACGGAAACCTTCGGGTAAAGTTTTGTTTTCATCGTTTGCGGGGAAAAGGCGACAACGCAGTCAAGATCAAGCATCGCGCCGATAACGATCGCCCCGTAGCCACCCATCGATGAGCCGAGGATCGTTACGTGCTTTGCCTCCGATTTGGCAACCTGCTTTCTCACAATTTTCGCCCATCCATGAAAACCTTCGCCGCATGACCACCACCTGGCGCTTTCATCGAAAAGAAAAAGCTTTTTGCAGTCGAATTTAAAAAGTGACCGTTCCCACTCGTAACGGTCAGCCATCGCATTGTGGCAATTCATTGCGACGACGAGATAATCCGACTTCTTCCGGTAATCTGCGTGAAACGGATCAAGCACAGCGATGCCATACCGTGTGAGACTTGTCGCAGTTTTTCTGCCAATTGTTGCGACGCATCCAATCACGCCCGATGTCGATGACGTTGGGCGGCGAATTGGGGTCGATGAAAACCCCATACCGCCACTTCATGACCTCCTGAACAACCCGGTAAAAAGAATGAAACTGGTTTTCCGGGTTATGCCGATGATCCATAAGTGGGATCGTTTTCTTCAAAAACTCTTTCTTGATCAGCGACGGATGCCCACAAAAGCCGAAACGCTGTTTCGTCCGTGATTCAGAAGGACATTCAAAATACCTTCCGTTCCATGGGAACACGCAAGCACCCCAGTTCAGCATGCACCTTGCCCCGGAGGGAAACATTGAAAGCCTCAGCAGCGCGAGCGTGCTCTCTTTTTCGAGCACCCTAACCATCCTCGGGAAATCGATAGGCCTTGGCGCACACCAATCATCCTGCAAATGAAACACAAGGTCAGAATCGGCCTTGCTCAACACCCACCTGAAAGCCGTGTTGAAGTCAGCCTCTTCAGGCATGTTGTAGACAATGTCGTCAAAATAATCGGCGGCCGCAGCAACAACGTCGACAGAATCTATGTCGAGGCCGATCGGGTCGACATTCAGGATGAGCCTGAAGCCATCGGTCGTCTTGAAGACGTTTTTTATGAAAGACTCAATCGTCACACGTAAAATGTCCGGCCGCCTCGTTGCGGTCATGGCAATGTCGATTCGTTTCATTTGCGTTCAAGGACAAGTAGACCGTTGTTGTTTTTGAATTCACGCAGAAGCGACCAATGCGGATTTGCTACAACGAACTCCTCGATCGGCCGCCTGATCCCCTCGCCGCCTTTTTCGCCAATCTTCCCGAAAGTCACCGTGTCATGAAAAACCAGGAACTTCCTTGCGGCGTTACCAGAAAGGCGCAATTCTTTTTCGATGTGAACGGCGTTGTGCCAGGTGTCGATGAAAAGCATATCAGTCGGTTCGGCCGAGATAAGCCCGGTGTCGGCGAGAATGAGCTTGAAAGAAACATTCAGCGCGTCTGCGTATGGCTTAAGAAAACTGTAAACCGGCCGGCACCGGACATCGATGTCGTAGCTCACAAGCACTTCCGGTTCTGCACAAATAAAGGCCACCGTGCTGACACCCTCGCGCATACCGAATTCGGTCACATGCCGGCACTCGGAGGCCAGGCGACGCAGCTCCGGCAGGTGCTCGTTGATGTCGGAGCGCTTGCTGCAAAGAGATTTGTAGAGCTCTTCAGGCGTCATTTCCAAAACCTCATCTTGCTTCGAACGAACCGCGGCTTACCGGCCCACTGCAGAAACTGGGACGTCGAGTCGACCAGGTCGTCGGTCCTCCAAAGCGGGAATCGAGTCAGTTCCGTCTCATACGGCACAAGCCAGGGGGCCCTGTCCGGCAAAAAGACGCGGCCGGCCTCGATGATGGGCGCCACAGCGTCAAGTCGGATCTGCTTGTTATTTTCAGGAGTGACCGCGATCACGGGGATTGATGTGGAGTTTTTGAGCTCTTGGATCAGGCTCTGACCCGAGCCGCGGTCTTCGACGATCACGGGGACAGGGCGCCTCAACACACCGCGGAACTTGTCGTGAATCCCAATCACCCGCTTTTTTAACGCAGGGAACCCAAGCCGCTCCGCAACCACTTCAAGCAAATAGAATTCGGAATTGTTTTTAGTCATGCCCCAGATCGTGCAAGCAGAAGGGTCGTTCAGCTGCTTTTCCTTGAAGGCCGTATCCCAGGAGCAGGCGATTCGGGTAATCCCGAAAGGGGCGGGCGCGTCTGGATCAGCCTGTGTCTTCGCAAAGCCATCCTGCATCTCCTGGTACTTGTAACGCTTGAACCAATCGAGATTGATCATCCCGCCGGACGACGGAAGCGGGTTTTGCTGATACTGCGAATTCCACTCACGGGTCCCGATTGTGTCTCTAATTTGATACAGTGTCTCGATTGGATACCTGTCCGGCCAAAGCGCATCGCCGGCGGCCCGGCCCATCGGGTCGTCGTCATGCTCTGCGATCGCCGGCAGACTCAGCACATGCCAGTTTTCGTGCTTCAGATCTTCGAGCAGAAAGCCGGTCAGATCATCGAAGTGCCATCGGGTTTGGACAACGATGATGGCGTTGCCAGGCATGAGCCGCGTGTAGGCGACCGAACGGAACCAATCGACAAGCTTCCCACGCTGAAGCTCGCTCTCGGCCTCCTCGCGCGACTTGATCGGGTCGTCGATCACGAAAAGATGGGCGCCACGGCCGATGATCGCTCCGCCGACGCCGACGGCGAAGAAATTCCCGCCTTGTGTGGTTGAAATGCGGTTCATACCCTGGTTGTCTTTCGATACGCTGATCCCAGGAAAGATCTGCGAATGCATCGGATCGATCAGCTGGTTTCGAACCTTGCGGCCAACGTCGCCGGAGCGCTCAAACGAATAGGTCGCAAAAATAATCTGGTTCTGCGGATTTCTTCCAAGGTACCAGGCAGGGAAATACTCGCTGATCAGGTTTGTCTTGCCATGCCGCGGCGGCATGTTGACGATCAGGCGTCTTATCTCGCCGCGTTCAACCTTCATCAAGGCGTCGATGATCGAAACGACATGCTTGGCAAATATGTAATTGTTGTTCTGAAGCGCGACGTAGGCGCTCAGGTGCTTGAAGGCAAGCTTCTCGGCGACGACGCCCTCAAGACGTTTTTTGATATTTGCCATCGGTCCCAAACAATGTGAGCTCGACGCACTCGCGCGCCTCGTCGACTGTTTTTTCAGGAATCTGCGGCCGAACCAGATCAGGCAAAAGCTCGGCCTCCTCGATGTCGTCTTCGATCGAAAAGCCAGCCTCGTGCATCTTCAGCATGGCGTTGATGGCGGCGTCATGCTCATGCTTGTCGAAGCTCTTGCCACGCTCGATCGTGAGCACGTCGTTGTTGCCGATGCCGATAATTTTCATCTCTTTTTCAGTGAGCTTGGTCCATTCCTCCATCCAGCGCGAGCCCTCGCGGTCGCCCAGGCTGCGCAGCCGGCGCATGCACTCGATTTTATTCAGCCTGATTTCATTCAGGATACGCTCACGCTGCAGCTCGTAGTTTGCGATGTTGGAGTTCTTGTATTCCTCGGAAAGCCCTTTCAAATCACGGCTGATCGTGGCCTTATCGACCCCAAGAATGGCGGCAAGCTGGGCGTTGGTCAGCGACGGATCTTGCCGTAAATGTTCAAGAATCCGGTGCTGCCGGTCCATGGACATCATCTTTTTCTTTGCGGATACATTCATAAAATTTTAACCGTTCATTTTTTTTCTTGACATTTCTTACTATAGGTGAGATAAACTGTCAATAATTTTAAATCGTTATGAAGACGATTAATGGCCAAAAAAAGGGATAACAAATTGAATTAATTGCAAAAAGAGGGGGCCAAAGGTGCAGGGGGTGATCTCTTGCAGTCCGAGGCCCACAAACCATCAGCAGCGGGGGTGACCCCCGCAGGAGGCGCGACGCCATGAAAATCAAAATCGACGAGCAGACAAAAACGGCAGTGCTGAAAGACGGACTTCCTGTCTACGTCTACGACGACGGAACAGAGGGCCCGTTCGACGCGAAAGCAACCCTCGAGAACCTAAACCGCCGGATCTCGAACCTCTCGGAAGAGAAGGATCGATTTTTCGGCAAGGCCAAGGATTACGAGGAAAAATTCAAGGCCTACGAGGGCATCGATCCGGCCAAGTACGGCGAATACGAAAAGGTCGTCAAGAACCTGAACGACAAAGCGCTCCTCGACGAGAAGGGCATCGAAGCCCTGAAGAAGACAATGCGCGAGACGTTCGAAGAGGAGAAGAAAGCCGAGGCCAAGCGTTACGAGACGATGGTCAACGAACGCGAAACGCAGGTGCAGAGCCTGAACGGCCTCGTCTACGACCTGGTGATCAAAAACAAATTCGCAACGTCGGATTTCTTCGCGGGCGACAAGCCCAAGACGATTTACCAGCCCGAAGACGCGGCCCTGATCTTCGGGCGGAACTTCGAGGTCCAGATCAAAGACAACAAGGTTGACCTTGTTGCCAAAGATGAAAAAGGCGCCGTGATCATGTCTAAGAAAAACCACGGCGAACCAGCGGACTTCGATGAAGCCATCACAACGCTCGTTGAGGCGCGTGCCAAGAAGTACAGCATTTTGCGGAATCATTCACCGGGCGGCCCGCCGATCCATGGAAACCTGGACACCGGCGGGAAGTCCATTGACGAACTGACACCACAAGAACGAATCCGGGTGGGGTTGAATCAGCGTTTTAAAGGGCATTTCGGGGCACCCAAATAAGATGATGGTTCGGCCACACCTGGGATAACCACCCAACCCAGGAGGTTTTTAAATGGCTACTCAAACTATTGCCGAAGCCGGGAGGCTGATCAACGATCAGATCGTCCGCGGTGTGGCCGAAGACATCATCAGCATCAACCCCATGTACTCCGTCATCCCCTTCACCCCCTACCAGGGCCAGGGTCTGATCATCCCGCGCGAGCTCGCCCTCGGCGGGACCGGCTACGGCGCTGTCGGCACCGCGCTGACCAGCACCCAGAAGGCGGCCGCGACCTACACGGTCAAGACCGTCACGGCCATCAAGCTGATCGGCGACGCGGAAATGGACGGCCTGGTCCAGGTGCAGTCCATGAGCGCAGGTGTCGACCAGGTCGCGCTGGAAATTGCCAGCAAGTCGAAGTCCATCGGGCGGCTCTTCCAGACCGGCATGGCCCAGGGCAACGGCTCCACCACGATGCGTTCGCTCCACAGCGAGTGCGATGCCACCCAGTATTGCACTGCCGCCACAACGCGGACCATCTCCTTTGAGCTGCTTGATGAGCTGCTCGATCTCATCAAATCCAAGGACGGAGCGGTCGACTTCATCGTGATGCCGGCCCGTACCATCCGTTCCTACAAAACGCTCCTGCGCAACCTCGGCGGAACGCCGGCCGACTGGGTCGTTGAGCTTCCCGACGGCCGCAGCACCATCGGGTACGAGTCGATCCCGATCTTCAAAAACGAGTATCTGTCGACCGCCGAGACTTCCAACGGCGCCGCCCTGACCGGCGGGGCCCTGACCTCGGTGTATGCTGGTGTCTGGGACGACGGTTCCGGCAAGGTCGGCTGCGGCGGAATTTACCCCGCCGGCGCTTCGATGGGCATCGTGGTCGAGTACATCGGCTACAAGGAAAACTACGACGAGCAGATCTGGCGGGTAAAATGGTACACGAACTTCGTGTGCTTTAACCGCCGCGGTCTTGCTCGGCTGACCTCGATCTCCAACTGATCCTGGTCAGGATAGCAACCAAATGGGCCTGGAGCCTCATCGGGCTCTGGGCCCATTTTACTGAAACGGGGCGAATCCATGAAAAAGGCAATCGTAAAATTGGTGCTTGGGAACTTCCAGGTCGTCGGAAGCCCGGGAGACATCGTCAAGGTATGGGGGTACGAATTTATCGTCAATCAAGCGGGTGACTGCATCAGCGAAATGCCGATCGAGACAGCGGAAAACGAGGCGAGCGCCAAAAGGGTTGAAATCATGCTCGTGAACGACGACGAGCCTGAGCCCGCCCAGGAGCAGGAAGAGGACGTTGAGATTCCGTTCACAAAAGAAATCGAAACCTGGTTTGGCTGCGGGACCGCGGAAGACTTCAAGAAAATGATCTCGAAGCTCCCAAAGTGGAAGCTGATCGACTTTGCGAACGAAAACCTTCGCATGTCGCTTGCGCCGATCAACAGCAAAACGAAGATGATCGCCGATATCTGCAACGCCGTCGGCAACCTGATCGGCGGTGAAAAATGATCAAACTCTCGGCGGCCATGATCGTCAAAAACGAAGAGAAAAACCTCGAGCGCTGCCTTCGCTCAATCAAGCCATTCGTCGACGAAATCGTTATCGTCGACACCGGCTCGACCGACAGGACGGTCGAAATCGCGAAGAAATTCACGGACAAGATCTTTCACCAGCCATGGGAGGACAACTTCTCGAAGCATCGCAACTACAGCTTTTCACTTGCAACCGGAGACTGGATCTTCCAGATCGACGCGGACGAAGAGCTGATCGTCGAAGAAGGGTTCGACCTGAGAACGATGCTGGAGGAAATCAAAGATGAAATAAATGTCGTGGCGCTGAAGCTTCGCGACTGGAGCGATCGTATCAAGACCTTCGCGGGCGAAACTGAAATCATCCGCATCTTCAGAAACGGCAAAGTCACCTTCAAGCGGCGCATCCACAACGAGCCGGTCTTCGAAGGTGTGGCCGGGTACACCGCGCGCTGTTGGATCAAGCACTACGGCTACAACCTGACAGCCGAAGAGCGAAAGGCGAAAGCCAAACGGACCATCGGGCTCCTTGAGCAAAGCATCGCCGAAGATCCGGATGACATCGAAAGCCTCTTTTACCTTTCGCAGGCGCATCTTGTCTTTGGCGACGACAGCGAAAAGGCGCTCGAGTACGCCATTAAATATTACGAAAACAAAGACAAGCTCGGCACCCGCTTCAACAGGAGTACGATCCACCTGATCGCATCGGTGCTCACAAGAAAGCAGGACTTTAAGCAGGCGATGCAATACATCGAGGCCGGCCTAAAGGAGAACCCGATCGACATCGACCTGAACTACGATCTCATGAACCTCGGGATCGCGATGGCGAACAACCAGATGGTCCTGGTCGGGGCGAGCCAATATCTTAATTCGATGAGCGCCTACCAGAAAGGCAAAGGCGCAACCGGCATCATCGGGAACCAATTCTACTTTCACATCGACCCGCACTCGTATGCCGCGGCGACATATTGGTTTTCGATCCTTCACATCGAAATCGGGATAAGCCGCCTGCGCCTTTTGGCCAAGTACACACGCGAGAACTGTAACGAAAAGGTTGTAGAGGAAATCGAATCGCGGAAGCGTGAGGATTTCGCCAAACTTTCGCTCGAAGACAAAACCGAATCGCGGCTGATCATGCCGGGGATCCTCAATGGAAATACAGGTCATCGTGCCGTGGGGGCCCGACGATAACCTCGGCGCCACCTACAATCGGATCATGGCGAACCACGTAAGGGACTGGGTCTGCTTTCTTGACCATGACATCCTGAACGTAAACCCGGATTGGTACCGGCTTATCTGCGGTGCGGCAAAACGCCTCGGGAAAAAAGCCGGTTGGATCACCGGGACAACCAACGCGATCGCCTGCACTAACCAGCTCCAGAAAGACGCCCCGAAAGGCCACGACATCATGGCCCATATGGCGTTCGGCAAAAAGGTCTACAAGGAACACGGCGACCGTCTTGTCCAGGTCGATCCGGACGACACTACCAAAGTCGGCTGTCTGCAGCTCTTCAGCGGCTTCATGATAGTCACTCATAAAGAAGCCTGGGAAAAGGTCGGCGGGTTCAGAAATGGGTTTCTCGGGGTGGACAATTGGTACTGCCAGGCCCTCAAGCGAAACGGGTACGATCTTTACGTAATACCGGGCCTCTACATGTATCACATCTATAAGGACAAAGCCCTCTGGAAGAACATGTGAAATGAACGTCATTAAACTAAGAAAAGACGCCGAAGTCCCGAAAGACGAGCTCGATCGCCAGGCGGTCGGAACCGCCATCGTGATCCTCCACGGCGAGGGTCGCTACTACGAGGCGCTCGACATCCTTTGCCGTGTGGTCGGCTGGCCGCCGCTTGTGCGCGGCTTCTCCACGCCGGAGGAGCGCGACAAGTGGCTTGCCGAACAGGCAGGGAAACTTCGAGGGACCTCGGCGCCAGCACCGAAAATCGTAACCGAAACACCTCCCGGCAAGCTGATTAAGTGCGAGACTTGCCGGCGCTTTTACGACCCGCACAAAGTCTTCAAACGGAAATCAATCAATGTCTGCGGCGAATGCGGCAGACGATTCAACCAAAACGGGAAAGGAAAAACACGATGAAAAAGTTTCTCATGATCATGATTGTCCTTCTTTTTGCAGCAGCCCCCGCCTTCGCCGATTTCAACTTCAACGCCGGCTGGAACGATGACTCCCCTGGGAACGTAAAGGCCGAATTTGTCACCGACCTGAACGGCAATGGCGCAATCGACGCAGGCGAAGTTAAATGCGCTGTCGACCAGGGCCAGCCCTCCGTCTGCGCCGGCACAGTGCCCGATTCGTTCGTCGGAAAGCAGTTCTGGGTGCGGACCTACAACAGCGTCGGGCAGTTCGTCGACACTGAGAAAGTGACCTTCTCGGTCATTCCGCCAAGCCCGGCGACTGGCGTTTTCTTTAACGCGACCTGGTTCCAACCGTAATGAAGACGATACTCGCCAGCCTGGTTTTGTGGGCGGCTTTATGCGCCTCCGCTCTTGGGGCCTCCCTTGCGTGGGACCCCAATTCGGAGGCGCATCTGGCCGGGTACAAGATCTACTATGGCCTCTCGCCGCGGCAGTACACGCAGTCGGTTGATGTCGGGAATGTCACGACCTGGCAGATACCGAATTCATGGCCGGGTGGGCAAACCTACTTTTTCGCAGCAACCGCCTACGGCAACTGCACCAAATGCCCCGACACAAAGCCAAACTGCCTGCCATCCGAACGTATAGCCTTTGTGTGCGAGAGCGGCTATTCGAACGAGGTCTTCTGGGCGAAACCGGCCGAACTTTTGCCGGAGCCGGCGAAAGACCTGATCGTCACATGGGCGGTCAAGCCGGTCAAAAAAGTCTATTTCATCGAATCGGTAACGATGGATTTAAAAGGGCCGTAAAATGCCAATAACCTTTGTCAACTATTCGATGCAGCAATATGATATCCAGACTGGCGGCAACACTCCCCTTGCGCCTCCTACCGGCATTCAGGAAAACGACATCCTGATCGCATCGTTTGTTTTTTGGGCGACAGCCGATCTCACGCCGCCGACAGGCTGGGAGTTGCACACATCGCAGACGACCAGCGGAAACTTGATTCAATACGTCTACTGGAAGCGGGCGACGGCATCCGAGCCATCGACATACCAATGGACTTGGACAGGCTCAAAAGATTATGATCTTTGCATCCTGGCCTACCGTGGCGCCATCCAGAGCGGCAGCCCATTCGACTGTACCCCAAGCAGCTCTTATGACAATTCGGCATCGAGTCTCCAAATTCCGCAAATAACGATTGCGACATCCGGGGCGATGGCCGTTGGTCTTATCCACCATAATACGAGTGCAACTCGCGGCAGTACATCAGATTTCGACAACGAGCGATACGACATCTCAGACAATATCGCTTATGACAAAATTTTCTCTACAACCGGGGCGACCGGAGCATTCACGATAACCGGGAGCCAATCTGACTCTTGGACTGGCATCGTTTTGGCGCTGAAGCCAATGACGCCCGTTGAAATAACCGGAACGCCGGTAGTCTGGAAATCTTCAGACAGATCTGCAAGCCAGGCATTTACGATCCCCGCAGACGCCCAGGCTGTCATTGTCATCGCAGAAGGGGAATTGGACAACGAAATTGTGCGCCTCACCTGGGATAACAGCGCAAATCTTCACTTCACGCAAATCGCAATTTCAAATCCTCATGAATGGTGCCGCGCCTTTATCATGACATCTGCCGATGCGAATTGGCCCGGCGCGGGGGCGAAAACTCTTTATCGATATTTAGATACCGGCGGCGCGGCAATCGCAGGCCAAGTCTGGTTGATCTTTGCCGTCAAAAACATCAACGTAGCCTCACCCATCGGGGATACGGAAACATACGATAGCGCGGCTCAACCGGCCACATTCGACATGGCCTTAACGAACGTCGGCGGTGCCGACATGTCGGTGGTCGCATCCTATTCATGGATGTACGAATCAAGCGATGCAGACCCCGCCGGATACGGACAAACCGCCCTGCTCGAAGGCGTAAACGCCGCCTACAACAACAATGCGCTTACGGTTGGGTATGAGATAGGCGAAGACAGCCTGCGGATTACCGCTTCTTATCCAAGGGCTATTGCCTTTGTCATAAAGGCGACACAAGCAGTCCATACTGTTGAAAAGACAGGATTGGTCTACACCAGGCAAAGTACCGACAGCGGATCGATAGGATCAATCACAATACCAGAAGATGCAGAAGCAGCGATTTTTATAGTTGAAGGGGCAAATACCAATAGTGTTGCAGCTCTTGCCCAAGAATTAAATTGGGACGATGGGGACGATAACGATTTCACATTGATAGAATATACCGACTACGATGAAACCGGATACAGGCAAGTAGAAGCATGGATAATGCTTTCTTCAAATCCAAACTGGCCTGGAGCTGGTCAAAACAAAACACTATATTTTACTAAATACGGCTACAATCAATGGGATGGGTATTCAATGGCCGTATTTTTTGTCAAGGGAATTAATAAATCAGAACCGATAGGCGACACGGACAAACGACTTGTCGGAGGGAATTGGGTTTCATCACTAACAGGCGTTGGTGGTGGTGATATGTGCGTAATTGCGGCTTATCGATGGGCAGGCACAATAGATATAGATCCAGCAGGATCGGGATAATCGGTAATATGGGAATCGAGTGTTTTCAACGTCTCATCGCTGGCTATCGGATATAAAATAAATGATGGGTCTTTAGAGGCAAACGCAGCAAATGAACTATGCCCTATTGCCTTTGTCATAAAGGCGACACAAGCAGCAAAAGCCATTTCACCCTTGGTTCTTTCGCGTCAACGCGATGCTTTCAAACACATGCTAATCAGATAGGAGACTTAAAATGGGCAGAATCTACACGGCAACTTTCGGCGGGGTCGCTGTCGCGGCCACAAACGCACAGGACATCTTCGAGCTGGTCGCGCCGTCAGACGCGATCGTCAAGATCCACCGGATAACACTCGGCCAGACCTCCGACGTGGGCGACGCGGCGGAAGAAATCCTACGTTTGCAGCTCACCTCCGGCCACACGACATCCGGCTCAGGCGGGGCGAGCGTCACTCCGGTTCCCAAAGAGCCAGGTGATGCGGCCTTCGGCGGAACCGTCGAGCGCAACAACACGACCCAGGCTGCCGACGGCACCATCGTTGAGCACTACAACTGGGTGTGGAATGTTCGCGGGCCATTCGATCATGTCTTCACGCCGGAGGAAGCGCCTATTTTGAGTCCGTCGCGGCGCATGTGCCTGGAGCTTCCGGCTGGCCCTGCGGATGAGATCACGATGAGCGGGACGATTGTTTTTGAAGAAATAGGCGGATAAAAAATGTCCGGCGTATTCAGACGGCGGTTCGACTATGCAATTCGCAAGCCCTCATTGTTTTTACCGAAGGGCATTTACATCACCATTGGCCCAACCTGCTGGGGCCATCAAACCGGTGTCACGCAGACCAACATCCGAGCCTTCCAAGGCAACTGGACCGGCACCGGCAGCATTGAGAATACGGGCGATAGCGAGCGCATCAAGCTTGAGCCGGGCCAGTACATGATTTCTGAAGTGGTCGAAACCGGGGCCGTCACGGTCACGCTGGGGAAAGATGTTTATTAGGAGAACTGACGATGGGCCAATTTTCATCTGACTTTAGCTCTTCGGCGGGATGGACTTTAACCGGGTGCGAATTTACAGGTGGGGTATTTGTTTCCACCTCAAACTATTGTAGGGCCAGATACGACACCCCCTGCAACGGTTTAACTCAATATAGCAAAGCCAAATTTCCTTATACTGGAGGCAATGGCTCCGGGCCAGCCGTTAGGCTATCAAATGATGATCCACGCTATTATGCGCTCGAATCAGGGTGGGGTGGAATTTGGCTAACGCTTAACAGCGCCGTCGACGGATGGATAGCTGATATTGGGTTTGTAGATATAGACCTTACAAATGGCGATTCCGTTGCCATTACAATCGATGGAACCGGACAAAATTGCACCGTCAGAGTTTGGCATAATCCGACAAATGCTGTGCCACATGATGTTGCTAATTGGGATAGCGCGAACGATCCTCCAGACGGAACGATAACCAATGTCGGCGCAACATGGGATTTGCAGGGTTATTACGTCGGCGTTGGAAGCCAACTATCCCAATCTAACACTTTGGATGATTGGTCAGGCGGAGATGTTCCGACTGGTATCATCATGTCCTACCGCACCGGCGCCACGAAAGCCGCCTGCGAAGCGGCAAACTGGATCGAATACACGGCGCCGTTTGAATCGTCAGGATTTGCCCAGGTGAAAGTGGAGGCACCCGAATAATGCTGCACGTTCCAATTGGATCAAACACCTTCTGCCTGAACACGGCAAGCTGGGGGACGACCCGCCCCGCCGCAGCCTTCGGAACGGCCGTCACCCCTGCGGCGGGAAGCTACGGCTCCTGGGCGAACCTCATCAGCGCCATATCGGCCGATGCGTTCGGCATCCTGATAAACATCAACAGCAACTACACCTCTGGCGCAGGCCGCAACACGGTTGTCAACATCGGGATCGACTATGCGGGCGGCACCAGCTACTCGGTTTTTATCCCAGACCTGATCTGCGGTTCCGCTGACAGCTACGTTGCAGGCGGCCGGTCGGGCAACGGTGTCTGGTATTTCTTTCCGATCTTCATCCCGGCAGGGGCCTCAATCGGCGTCCAGTCGAACAGCACGGTTGCAACCGCCCACCGTGTCGCGGCGATGCTCTATCAGAACCCGGCGAACCCTTCATGCATCAGGAAGGGCAGCTTCGTTGAGGCCATCGGGATAAGCGGCAACCAGGGTACGGCGATCACCCCCGGCAGCACATCGGAGGGCTCCTGGACCTCCATCGGCACCACATCGAAACGGCTTTGGTGGTGGCAGATCGGCGTCCAGGTGCCGTCAACCGACACCTCCCACAACGCGGGAGCGCTGCATTATGACCTGGCGGTTGGCGATGCCACGAACAAGGCGATTATCATCTTGGACTTGTGCGTCCAGGTGTCTGCCAGCGAATGCATATCGAACCGGCCGCTGACAGCCGGGGTCGAGTGGGAGGTTGAGGCCGGTTCGTCAATTTATGTGCGGGCGCAGACATCAGGCACGGCGGAAACGCATCAGGTCGGCGTTTACGGCCTTGGAGGGTAAATGAAGAAATTCCGGCTCACGATTCCGACGATGGGGGCAGTAGCCCTTGACACGATGCGGGCTGCGGAACGCATTTGCGCTGCGGCTGGCGCACGGCCGCCTGAGTACATGGTGGCAACCAATTCGGCCGGGGAGACAAAATGCAGGATCGTGCGGTGGTTCATGTGGGACACCGACGATGAATACCTGATCATACTGGACGACGATGTGGTGCCGCCCAAGAACTTCCTGTCGCTGCTCGATCGTGAGCTGCCGATAGTAGGCGGCGTCTATCCCTTGATGAACCCGCGCCTGTGCATGATGCCCTTCGACGGCGCCTATGTCAGGCAGCAAAAGGGCGGCTATCTGCCGATTGAGGACGACGGCACCCGGCATGGCCTGGTCGAGTGCGATGCCATTTGCAGCGGTGCCATCTGCATCCACCGATCGGTCTTCGAGAAAATACGCCCGGCCTTCTGCGAGCAGTATGACGATTGGGGCATCGTCACGAAATCAGACGACATCTACTTTTGCGAGCGGGCAAAGGAGCAGGGCTTTAAAATCTACGCCGATCTGGATGTCAAATGCGAGCACCTGAAGCGTGTGGGCCTGCGCGACATGACAAACCGGATCGCAACGAGCATCCAGATGTGGAACGCCATGCAGGAGGTCTAAGATGGCCATCACAGAAGCCTACACCGAAAACGCATTGATCGGCAGCACCGAGTATTCGCTGACCAATGACAGCACGACCATCGCGGCACAAACCGCCGATGGCGTCTATCAAGTCTTCATTGACACCGGCAACATGGCAGCGGGCGATCAGTTCAGGATCAAAATCAAAGAGAAGGTCTATTCAGGCGGCACACAGCGGGACATCTACGCTGCGGTCTTGACCGGAGCGATGACCGACAATTGGGTATCACCCAGTCTTATTTTGATGCACGGCTGGGATGTCACAATTCAAAAACTTGCCGGCACCGACAGAACATTTTATTGGTCGATCAGAAAAGTCGCCTAAATGTCCTGGACCTATCAGCCACTGCTTCCGGCTGCAGCGGACCTACAAGCCGGCGGCGCACAAGAAAACACGATAGCAACCGGCGCCGACGGCTATCTCCAAAAAGCCGACGCGAAGACGACCGGCGCTGACGGCTACCTCCAAAAAGCCGACTCGAAGACG